GCCAAGTGTAGGGGCATTGCAGAGAAACAACGTTTCCGCTACGAAAGGAAGAACATGGCCACCGAGAAACCGACCTTCGACCCGACTGACGAACGATCCGCTTTCGATGCTGCCGAAGCCCAAGCCGCCCTTGATGGAACGTTGCAGGGGAATGGGCGCGTGGTCCGTGAGGATCTGGCGCGCAAAGCCGCCGACCTCGTGGCCAAGGCGCAAGCCATCCTCGAACAGCTCGACATTCACACTGCCGCGGGTGATGTAGAGGTGGACCGCGAGGTGCGGCAGGCGCTCAACGAACTCAACGAGGTCTACGTCTCCCATGCGCAGAGCGAGTTTGTCTACGTGTGGATCTACCGCGACCCCACGGGCGACGGGGGCAATCGCTGGGTCCGCGCGATGCAGGGCCTCGGCTACGAGCTGGTGATGCACGACATGCCCGAGGCCAAGGAGCACACGCACGTCACCGGCTGTCGTGTGGTGGCGGACTGCGTGCTGATGCGCGTGCGCATCGACCGCAAGATGCTGCTCGATCGCCGAGACGTGATTTTGCGCCAGGCGCAGCAAGCGGGCGTCACGGCCCGCGTGTACGATCTGGCCGATCGGGTCGGCTCGAAGGTCTACGATCGGCTCCCCGACTTCATGCAGGACACCCTCTCGCAGCAGGCTACGTCGCAGGCCCAGGCGAGGGCCGAGTTTCATCGCCGCAACGCTGGTGGTAAGTTCGATCGGATGTTGAAGTCAGGGAGCATTCCTGGCATGCCGGCTCCGGGCGCGGGAAGTCGGTAACGAGGACCCCAAGCGGTAAGGGGAAGGAGAGAAGCACATGGCCATCAAGCACCACAGGATCAAGCCCTTCGCACACGCGAACTCCAGCTACAACGATCGAATCTATGTCTCCGGCGCCGCGATCGGCGAGGGGGATGTGGTCAAGATCCACACCGACGGCAAGGTGATCGAAGTGGTCGACGCCGACGCCGGGCCGCTCATTGCGACCGACGTGATCTTCGGTGTAGCGCTCAACAGCACGTCGGGCGCGAACGAAGACGTGCTTGTGGCCATCGCATATCCGGGCCGGATGTTCGTGGGCTCGCTCACGGACGTAGCTGCTGCGGCGGGCACCGACCTCGGCGCGAAGGCGCTGGCGCTCACGGACCTGTGCGAAGTGTTCGAGCTGCACGATGATGCGGGAACAGGGATTTGGGTTCTCGGTCTGGCACAGGCGGCGCCGACGACCAACTCGGGCGGGCGGGTTCTGTCGCTCGTCGACAAGATCGGCGCGACGACCAACGACGCCACGACCTTCGGGTCGTCTGGCGGCGGACCGGGAGTGGCAATGACGGTGAGCGGGAAGACGACCGCCCTGGGCGATCCGGCCGGCTCGAACAGCGGCAAGGCGCTCGTGGCATTCTGCTTCCCCGACAATTTCACGGTCTTCGGATCGGGCGTATCGCCCGCGTAAGTGCGGTAATAGGGAGGGGGCATCATGGCAATCGGACGTGGGGCATTTTCGGCGCTTCTCAAACCGGATCTCTATCGGGTCTACGTGGAGACGGGGAAAGAGCGACCGCTCGAATTCCAGTCGTTCTTCAACGTGGACGACATGCCGTGGAACCCGGTCAAGGATCAGCAGATCACTGGCCTGAGCACCCTCCAGGCCATGCCGGAAGGCACCAACTTCCCGCTCGACGAGCCCCGACTCGGCGGGACGAAGGAGTACGAAGCCGCACCCTTCGGCCTCGGCGTGGAGATCACGTGGCCGATGTGGCGGGACGACCAGTACGGCATCATGCGCGAGCTGGTCGCTGAGCTGGCGCGGGCCAGTCGCAACCGCCAGGAAGTGGATGCTTGGTCCGTCCTGAACAACGCCTTCGACACCGCGTTCACCGGCTTCACGGCGGCCGAGTCGCTGTGCAGCACCAGCCACTCGCTCCTGGGCGGGGGCTCCGCGGCCAACCGACCCTCGCCGGATGTAGGCTTCTCCTCACTGGCGCTCCAGTCGGCGCAGACCCGGTTCGAGAACATGCCCAACGAGCGGGGACTCCCGCGGCTCTTGGCGCCGAACATGGTGCTGATCGCCCCGGAAAACAAGTTCATCGCCCGGCAGATCCTCGGCACCTCGAAGGCGCCGTTCACCGCGGGCAACGAGATCAACCCGCTCATTCAGGACGACCTGAGCTGGATGGTCTGCCACTACTTCACGAACACGACCCAGTGGTTCTTGGCGAGTCGCTCGAACCACGACTTGCAGTTCCTGTTCCGCGATCGGCCCATCTTCGACGGGTTCGACGCGCCGTGGAATAAGAATGCGATCTTCACCGTCTACCAGCGCCACACCAAGGGCTTCGGCTCGTGGCGCGGGATCGACGGCAGCAAGGTGTAAGGGGGAACACCAATGGCAGACGGACGATCGGCCGGCGGGTTCAAAACCCCTCTACGGTACGCGCACGAAGGCTCGCGGGCGGTGGCGGGGGCGGCCCATCAATACGATGGGTGCCTCCACTCGCTCGTGGCCAAGCTGTCTCTCGTCAACGACGACCCCGAGCAGGGCACGCAGCTTTACGGAGTAGCGAGTGACTGCCTGGAGACACCCAGCATCACGATTGGTGCAGGGACAGGCATCGCTCCCTACACGGTTTCCGGGGTCGGGCCGCCGACGGTGCCCGGCCTCCAAGCCGCGCTCGGCGGGGTGCTCCGCATCCAGACCACGGCCACGGCAAACGACAACGCAATTCTCCGGCTGGGCAACGGCCTCGCTACCAACCCCGGCCCGTTCAAGTACAGCGCCACGAAGGGGCTGTGGTTCGGGTGCCGCGTTGCGGTGCAGGACATCACCGCCGAGGAGTGCATGGTTGGGCTGGTCACGAACGACTACAACCCGGCCGACATGGCGACGCTGCCCGACGACGGGCTGTTCTTCAACAAGACGGCGGCTGGCACCGACTTCACGTTCCACGCCCGCGACGGTGGCGTGTCGACCTCGGTGGCCGCGGGACTCACGCTCGTCAACGACACCTTCGTCGAGCTGGCCTTCCAGGTGAAGGACGGTGGCGTGTCGGTGTACGTGAACGGGGCGAAGAAGTCCACCACGATTCTTGCCAGCGACGCGAACCTGCCGCCGACGACACAGGCGCTCTCCCTGTTCATCGGCTGTCAGACCAACGCGGCGGCCACGAAGTACATGGACATCGACCACTTCCTCTGTGCCGCGGAGCGATAACCGTGGAGACAGGTGAAGGTCCGGGTCTGCGCCCTGCGGCGCCCGACCCCATGCAACTTGCCATGGCTGTGAAGCGCGGGCAGATCAGCCTGGCGATCATCCCCGAGCCGCCCCGATCACTCGTCAACGCCATTCTTCGGCGCATGACGGACAGCCAAGCCTCGACCATCGCCGCCGACTCGCGCCACATCCCTGCGAGGACCGGCGCCCCCGTGCGTCGCGCCCGTTCCTGATGTAGACTCCCGGCATGGCAGTCACCGTCGACCAGGTTGCCCGCGAAGTCATTGCCTCCGTCGCCTCGAATGCTGGCCTGCTGCACGCCATCCGGTGGTGCAGTCAGCGCTATCGCCAGCTGTCGAATCGGGGCAAGCTCCGTGCGCTGCGCGTTGTCGATCAACTCGTCATCCCTGGCGAGATCACCACGGGTACGGTCACGACCGTGCAGGGTTCCGATGCCATCGTGGGCGATGCCACTGCGTCCGCCGCGTGGGCCGCGGCCGTTGGCGATCTCGTCGGCCGCTATGTGCGGGTCAGCCGCAACTGGTATCGGATCATGAACGTCGAGACGACGGGCCTGTTCCAACAGCTCCGCTTGCGCACGGCGTACACCGAAGACGCGGGGGTGGGGTCTTCCTACACCATCGTGCAGCGCCACACCCGGATGCCTGTGGACTTCCGCTACGCTGGGAGCTACACCCTCCAGCGCATGTGGCGCCCGCTGCACCCGATGTCTCTCACGGAGCTGGACCTCGCGCAGCCGGAGCGCATCTACGTGTCGGGGTCCGGCCCTGAGACGGTCACGGATGTGGGCGACGACGAGGACGGCCGCCGGCTGTTCGAGTTCTACCCGTACCCGCTGAACGCCGAGCAGATCCTGTTCAGCTACTACCGGAAGTCGCCCGACCTCGTGCCCGGCTCGATCCTCCCGGTCGAGATCGACATCGAGGCGCTCAAGTCGGGCGTGCTGATCGACATCTACCGTTGGGAGATGGCCAAGGCGCTCCGCGACAATCGCCCCGAGGTGGGCGCGACGTGGCGCAACGAGCTGCGGGCGCAGGAAACCTCGTGGGAAGAAAAGATGGACGAGCTGTTCCGGGTGTCCACCATCGCCGAGGACACGGGAATCATCCTGTACGCCACGGGGAACCCGCCGCAGGACGACAACTTCATCCGCAGCGCGCGGCAAGACGCGATCTCGCGCCTGGG